AAGGAGGTGTTTAATGTGGAAGACCAAACGCGCGAAGACAGCAAGACTCGTATTTTCTGTCGCTACATAGTAAAGAATGGTAAGAGAATCTATCCTAAGACCTCTCGTTATTTCTCTTTCTTGGTGAGCGATAAAAAGTAAGCCTAGCTGTTTTTTAGGAGATGTGCAGGCATCTCCTTCCTTTATTAGTCTATAAGCGTTACCTTAATCATTTGATCCTCCTTTCTCTAAAATATCCTTACAAGCTCTACTATTGCACCTAATCGGCTTTTGATGGAAGGAGCACCAAGCCTCTCCGTTAGCGTCTTCATCCTCGATAAGTAGGCAATCGCCGCATTTAACCGATAGGTATTTCTTGTCAAGGCATCCTTCCTTGATAAGCCATTCAATCATATTCACAACAGCATCTAAGACATTCTTTTTCATAACCTCATGCTTGCAGTCGTATCCCAGTTCTGTGTATTGGATGAACCAATACACGCTATCTTTTGTGATTTCCAAACTTAAATCGGGTCGGTTGCGTTGTGAAATCGTGGCAGGAAGCATATCTATCAATTTAGATAGAGACCAAGCCGGGAATGCCATATCTTGATCCACATGCTTTTCAACCCTGCCATATTCAAATGCGACCGGCAATTCGAGCTCGTCAAGATACATGTCCGCCGTCTCCGGTCTCACCCCGGCCTCTAATAGCCGGGATGATTGTTCTTTGGTTGTGCAAATTTGATTCATGATTGTTTATTTAATTAATTCAAACTCGTAAGCTAAAACCCAAGGATTAGATTCCCACGTATATTTACCACAGACGCAATCTACCAATGAAGAAAAAGCCTCTAATGGAGTATCATATTCTTTGTACTGTCCATGAGGGCAATTAGAACGTGTAACTCCATGATGCCAATAATATCTTCCCCATTCACCGTCGGCGGATTTGTGCATAGTCATCGTTACTCCCTCATTCAAACAGTCCTCGTTGGATATATCCTGTAATCTCTCAACTTTGATATTAGTAATACGGATATGGTGTTTGCAGGCTTCCGCAAGGACAAACATCTTATTGTTCCATCCTTTAGATTCCCCCAAGGTACCCCTGATCACTCTCCAATCTTTAGGGCTTCTGTCAAGAGCGTCAGCGTCATATCCGAGTTCTTTATAACTTTGCGCTATGGCGACCTCTTCTCCGATTTTATACCGAGTTTTTTTATAGGCAAGGAGATAAC